TAAACCTATATATGGTATATGTTTTTCGTTAAAAGTTGTTTCTAACATTTGATGCAAATATTTCCAATCTTCCCTTCTATGGAAGATTGGTAATAATTTGTCCGGACTCTTGACACGTTCCCTCATATAACAATAATTCTTCCAACTTAATTCAGGTGCTTCTAATATCTGTTCTTTTGTCTTTGGTTGACCATGTACGCCTGGTATTTTATCCACTTGTGCAAATATAGTCAAATGTTCATCGATGCTATTGATATACTTAATATACTCATCAACATCCAAATCTATATTTCTTGTATAGACTGTATAAGCACCAGAATCAATGAATAATTTTCCATGTACTTCCTCTTGACACCAACGAGAGATATTTTTACGATCATTAACTTGTGACTGGAGTCTGCATAAATTATTTTTCAACATAAAAGATTCACAGTCCTCATTTTGTGTGCCAGCAAAATATAAATCAAAACTCATTTATTCTACCTCAATACTTTCCCCATACCAATTATAAGAAACTTCACAATCACATTTGAAAGGTAACTCTATTAAATGTGATGGAGCCATCCTCATAAGATAGGATAATCTTTCTTTAACTTCTTTAGCGTTTTCTTTTGGACATTCCCCAATAACTTCATCATGAACACAGATAAGTAAATGAAAATCTAATTCTTTCATTCTTTCATCATTATTGATGGAGGTCATTGCTAACTTTGCCATATCCGCTGCAGAACCTTGTACCCTGGCATTCACACATTGCCTTTCTGCTTGTGCTATAAATCCACCATTATCTTTAATTTTAATTCCTTCTGATAAGGCTTTTTGGATTATATCATTTTTCTTTTTCCACCCAAATGCTTTATCAAGTTGTTTGGTGTAGTTGTCTTTCACTTTCTTTGGAACTTCTGTAGATACTTCACTTCCAAATGCTAATGGGTCAAAGTTAGTTACTTTTCCACTATAGGAAAATTCATATCGTTCTAACTGCATATCATGTAAATGTCTTCGTCTTCCCCAAGCTGTAGTTACATAACCTTCAGTTCTTGCCATAGTCTGTGAATCTTTAATAAACTGTGCTAATTCTGGAAAAGCTTTAAGGACAGCATCATATATGCCTTGTGCTTCCTTTGTAGATACTCCTAACTGTTCACTTATGGAAGGAATCTGCCTACCATACAAAATTCCCAATACAATGCTTTTTGCTTGTGTTCTTCTTTCTTTTCCTGCTTGGTTTACTGTTCCATCAGGTCTAAATTCTTTACATTCTTCATAAGGTTTATGAAAAGCTAAAGAAGCTATTGTAGCATAAATATCTTTACCATTCATAAAAGCTTCCTTCATTTTCCTGTCTTTAGAAAGATGAGCTGTAACCATTGGTTCTTGCTGTGAATAATCTCCGCCAATTAAAACATAACCATCCTGTGCCTTGAACATATGACGAATTTCCTTGTTATGTGAAGGAATATTTTGCAAATTCGGGTCACTACTTGAAAATCTCCCTGTTTTTGCTCCATATTGATTATAACTTGCGTGTACTCTTCCATCTTCTAAAGCAATTTCTGGCATTTTATCAATATAAGTTCCAAGCAACTTTTCCACATTTCGCATTCCTAAAATTGCTTCACAAAGATTCTTTTCTTTGCCTTGTGCAAAGTGCTTTAGAATATCCTCACCTGTTCCTCTCGGTTTATTCTTATCAGGACTTGTCAATCCTAATATATCATAAAAAAGAATTGCAAGTTGTGTAGGACTTGTCAAAGATATAGGGTCTGATAACTTATTATTAGGATTTTTCATCTTGTAATTATCAATTTCCTCTTTATACATTGCTATTGCTTCATCAGCTTGTTTCTGTCGCTCTTCTCTAATAGCATGATATTTTTCATGTAGATTTTTACAAACATCAAAATCCAAACATACTCCTCTATCTTCCATATCTGCCACAACTGAAATCAAAGGCATCTCAATATTTTGAAACACATTATAAGGTCCTGTCAATACTCGCCTATTGAGTAAAGTTTGTTGATACTTCATAAGTTCGTATGTTTTTATAGCGTCACCTGCCGCATACAAATATGCTGTAGATATTGGTATCATATCAAAAGTAACACCCTTAAATAATGCGTCAAATGTCAAAGATTCTGTATCTTTGCTATCGCAATATTTAAGATGTAAATCTTTCAATCTGTGACTTTCCTCTTCATCTATACAGTATGCCGCTAACATTGTATCCCAGTAAGGTTTGAAATCAATTCCTAATGTCTTTCTACATACACGGATATCATATTTTGCATTATGAAAAATCCATCTAATATCCTTGTGGAACTCTTTCATAATCTTTGAAACTGTCTGTTCGTCTAACTGGTCTTTAGTTCTTACACCAGTTATATATGATTTATGGTTTATTGGAATATATGCCGCTTTTTGTCCTGGTGTATAAATACATCCACCAACTATATCTACAAGTAATGGATTTAATCCTGTTGTTTCTGTATCTAACGCCCCTTCTCCAACTTGCTTCATTTCTTTCATATATTCATATAGTTGGTCGGGTTCTCTGATAAGAATATAATCATCTTTATGATTTGCCAATTTTTGATTGGCGATAGCAACTATAGATTGTATTTGAGCGGCTAGATTATTTCCGCCGCTCCTAATACTTGTTCTATTTGTTACTGTTTTGGATTTTTTGATTATATTCTTATCATTGTTTTTTGGTCTTGTGAATGATAAAGCCATATAATCCTCCTTACATCTTTTTACTAAACAATGGAAGTAACCCCGGAATCAAAGGTAATGTATGATTGCCAAGCACATATTGCTTATATACGTCTTTGTTCCTATAACTTCTATGACTTCTTTCTCTATGCTTATTCTTTGTTGCCATATTACATACCTGCCCTTCTGCTTGTTGATCTGCTTGCCCCTCGTCTTGATGGAAGTGGTTCTGTGTTTCTGCGTCTTACCTGTGTATTATCTTCCTGATTACTGTCATTATTATCTGTATCTGGAAAACTTCCTGTATCAAGATACTCCTGCATTTCGTCAGCTGACTTATCCATAATATATCCGCCTAAAAATTCTGGCTTTTCATAATGTGAAATATCCATTGGCTCGGCTGGAGAAATCTGAATATCATATGTTGTTTTCTTGTCTCCTTTTTTGCCATTTCTAATGATGTCTACCGGTTTCATTGTCATATCTCCCCAGCGGTTTACAAAATTCTTAATCTTTGGAATGAACGTCTTTCCACGATTCCAAATCTTAATCTTTCCATCCTGCTGGTCAACCATTGCGAGCATCATCACAACCTGTGTCTTTAATCCGGCGGCACACATCGGGCATACATCTAATGGGTCATCATAATTTCTAAGACAATTTACAAATCTTGTCTTATCATTACCATCATCCCACTTTCCTACCACTGCTTGATGACAAGCGAAGATATCCACATCTTCCATATCCTTCACCATAAGCTGTGCGGTAATCATGTCCCCATCGTTTGCCAACTTCAAGAACTCTGTGTCTGAATTGTTTCCATACTTATCTACATCTTCGTAATTGATTCTACCCATAATTCTTTTTTCCTTTCTTAAATGTTTTAGTGTTTTTAGTTTTGAATAATCAACCCCAGATTATTCGCTGTAGTCCTTACGCCCCGACATACTACATTCCAACCTATAAGGATTTTAACGCGAATCCTTTTCATTCCTAACGTCCTTTTCTTGGATTTATAGGTCAGCAAGAAAAGAAAAAAGAATTTGACCTCGTGGAAGATGTAGGATTCGAACCTACGACCGTCCGGTTATGAGCCGGATGCTCTAACCAACTGAACTAATCTTCCAGTATGTGAGGGAAGATATAGACTCTTCCCTCATGGTAAGTTTTTCAGAACAGTATTCCCAGCTTTATTCCTGTCACATCCCAATGAACGCATTCCATGCATATCCGGTCCTTTTTCTTTCGTCTGCCAGGATGATTTTTATGTTGAGAACCTAACAACTCAACAACTCTGTATTCGAGGGAAATACAGATAACAGCCCTAGTTGGATTCGAACCAACAAATGCAGGAGTCAAATTCCTGTGCCTTACCTTTTGGCTATAGGGCTATAAGGGATATAAATTATGTGTATATAGCTTATATTCAGTTTCAACTCTTGATATACACTACATCCCTAATTGAGATAGATAGGATTTGAACCTATGTCTCCCGGAGTATCGCTTTTAATGTTTACGATTATTCTGCATCCCCGAGTGTCTTAGCCACTTGACCACTATCTCATATGGTGTTTTATGTGTTATCGCCTCACAGAGCTGCTAATTCTATATTGTATTATTTGCTATCTATTATGGCTTATCTCTTATGCCGTGTGTGCAAATCCTCCTCATATAAGCATCCTCCTTTTATTATTTTATAAATAATTATTCTATAAATAGTGTTTATACGTGTTATCGCTTCACAAGGCCGCCGAAAAAAATTATATAATATTATATTTTCTTTTAACAACAATCATATAACCACCTCCTAATATATTTTATTTGAAATAAAGGTTACCTTTCGCAACTATTCGACTTTGACTTTCTTTGAAAGTCTTTCGCCCATTGAGTATTCTGTTTTATCCTTTATCTCTTAACTTGTTTATATTGTAACACATAAAAATAGAAATGTCAATAGGTTTTTTGAATTTTTTAAAAAATTATTATGCATTTCAAAAATTCTTCTTGCAAGTCGTTTATATCCCTATTGTCAGGGTATACCAGTTCTTTTATTATTTTTCCGTGTACATTCTTTCTGAATCTTTCTGTTGCTTTTCTTCCTGCTTCATCCGGGTCAAATGCAAGAATATATTCTCGAACAGGTAACTTATTCAATATTTCATACTGCTTTTGATTTCCAGTGCCTATCATAGCCATCGATGGCTTATCATATTTCCAACAAGTCAAACAATTCAAAAAAGATTCTGTGATATAACAGTATTTATAACTTCCATCCGTAAATCTATATCCTTGATACAACGGTTTATCCGTATCTTTCGGGAGTCTGAAAAATTTGCGTTCGACACTTCTTCCTGCAATGAATACACATCTTCCTTCAATGTCTCTAACCGGGAATGTAATTTCTTTTCGTTCTCTGTCATATCCTATATCAAACCTTTCTATAATTTCGTCGGTCAATCCTCTTTCATACATATATGGATGAATGTATCTATATTTATCTAGTTCTTCTTCTGTAATTCCTGAACCTGTTCCGTCAATCTGTCTATCTGTTTTTGCATTTGCAAAATTTTTTCCATGATTAAAAGTAACACCTCTACGAACATTAAATCCCTCCATTATATTCGGTCTTGTTTCAATTTCTACTGTATTAAATCTTTTTATTAACCATCTTTTTCCAAATTTACCTTCATCTTGATATCCATATAATTCGGATATCATTTCCTCAATTGTTCCCGCCCAACCGCAAGAGAAACAATGACATTTATCAATCTCACCATTTACACCAAATGATGGTTTTCGTTCTTGTCCGTTCTTGTGGAATGGACAATTCGTTTGTATATTATCCCCATTGTTTCTAAATATATGAAACCTATTTACTCCATGCTGGGCTAGGTCAAATTTGAGCATATCTAATATTGATTGAGTATCAGATTGTATAATTGTATCTTGTAGTTTTATCAATACATATCACCCCTTATATAAGCGGACTTAAATTTAGAAAGTCTTTCTTTAAACTTATCAAAAACCCACTCTCTATCATAATTATTTCCGATTGCAAAATCACTCAATTCATCTAAAGCATCAATGCAAAAATGATCTAACTGATTTATTGCTTCTGTATATAATTCTTCATCATAATATAACATCAATATTCCTCGCTTTCTTTATCGTGATATCTACGTCTTAAATCTTCGCTTTTTTCATCATCTTCTTTTCCTTTTTGTGGGTTCGGGATATAATCAAATGTTCCTTTATCTGTGTCCCAAGCATATACCCATTTTACTCCTACTTTTGAATTTCGTGCTTTCACGTCTTGTATCTGCAAGCCTTCTTCTTTTTGTTGAATTGAAAGAACGATTGACGCATTATAAGCTATTCCATCTGAGTCTCGAATATTGTCTAACTGCAAATCTTCATTGTGTACCCCCTCTCTATTTGATTGAACAACTACTAACACCGGTATTTTTAAGTCAATACTCAACTGCATTAAATCTTCTGATATGTTCGTCAGCTGTGTAGTCTTATTATCGCCTCTTTTTCTTCGTTCATCCTGCAGATAAGAGATACCATCTATTGCGAGCATATCCAATTTGTTGCTTTCACACCAGCTTTTCAACTTTGAAACAGTAACTTTCTTTTGAAAATCTCGTGGATGTGCAACATAGAACGGAGTTCCATTATCAGCTAACTTATTTATATACTTTTCATATCCTTGCACATCTTCTCCACGATATAATGCTTGTGAAGATATATGTTGATGTACTGTATCAAATCTATATCCTGTTTTACTTGCTGACATTTCGGGCTCTAAAAGTCCTACTTTTGCATGATATACTTTCCATGCGTGTTCTAGCATTTTAATAAGCACCCAGGATTTACCCTGTCCTGTTCTTGCAAATAAAACAACTAATTCTTCTCCCTTATGCCATCCGCCTAAGTCATTATCAATCTCTTCAAATCCACTTGCTATAAAGTGAGTATCTTGATTATCTTTCGTTTCTTTCCACTCTTCCAATCTTTCTTTTGCTTGTGAAATGATATCTGTTCCTTTCACTGCACCATCAATCTTCAATTCCGGCAATTTTGATTTTAAGTAATCAACTGCTGAATATGCGTCCGTCTGTAACAGTTCTGCCATTTTTGTAAGAACTGGAACCGACTGCGAATATAGATATTCTTCACGGAATGTGTTCACAAGATATTCCGTGCTTTCTGAAACATTGACTACATCAAAATCCTGGAACTTTGCTATGAATGTTTCCAAATCTGGAACATTTCCATATTCTTGCTTGTGCTCCATTATGTAGTCATATTCCTCTTGATATTGATTGAAATACTCTCTTGTGATGTCATTCAAGTCTAAAAGAGAAGTATTTTTGTCTTTTAGTACCCGGTTTATAATCTGTAATTCTACCATAAATCCTCCCCACAATCTCTTTCAAATATTTCAAAAGTTGAAGATTGTATTATGTTGAATAATACAAGAATTTTTGTAACTACATGATCTCTACAATGTTTTCTCCAAACATTCCAAGTCTTAAATCTATGAATAAATCTCATCAGTATTTACCTCTCTTATCTTCTTCCACAAATTCTATACACTCCGAACAATTATATATTCGGCTTGTAAGTCTTACTCCCAGCACATCTTCAAGCTGTTCCTTATTCTTATTGCTTGTGTAGATATTACTCTTTTTGGAGTTGATTCTATCATCAATATACTGGAATAATATCTGATGCTCATAGTCACTTGCTTTCATTTCTCCGATATCATCCCATATCACCAAATCTACCTCGCTAATAAGATTACATAATTCTTCAAAGCCTTTTACATCCTGTGAAATTGAACGCTTGCAATTATACAAGAATTTTGGAACACTGACAAATAATGCTTTGCAGTCAAAACAACTCTTATGCCATATCTTATCAAAATATGAATACATCAATCTAATAGCCCATGTTGTCTTGCCATTTCCACAGTTTTCGGAGTAGATGTATAAATTATTGCCTGTTTCAATAAAATTCAAAATTGCATCTGATTTTGCTTGTAGTTGCTTATAAACTTGCAAATCTTTTTCATGACATATCAGCTCTCTATAATTCCACAATGCTTCGGGAAGATTAGATTGTTTGAATAATGAATACATCATCTTATAGCGTATACAGTTTTCAGAACATTGTTCTGTGCAGATTCTTTTATACCAACAATTCTGTATATTCATTGTTTCCTTCCTTTCGCTTTAATGCATTTTGGCTTTCTACAAGTGAGTTATAAGTGTCTATGCTGTTTTGTATGTGTGCCTTTAACTTGCTCATTGTATCGTCCATATCCCAGCTTGTTCTTGCAATCCAATACCCTTGCTCCGGTGTAGCACATATTGGATATCCGTCATCTCTCAACTTTTGAATAATCAATCTCACGTCTCTTGAATTTAATCCAATATACTCTGCTAACTGCTTTGAGTTCGTATGGGTTGGTTCAGTTGGGATGAAATTTAATAATAACTCCTTAAAATAAGATTCGTCTTTAGATTTATATGTTCCTGTATATGCCATTTTTTATTCCTCCTTCTAAAAATGATGGATTGATGGGTCATTGTTTTTTACTTTTTCAAAAAACTCTTGTCTTTCTTTTTCTGCTTCTTCCATTTCTTCATGTGTCCTCCAAGCCAATTCTTTTGAACATTTGCCATTCCCATTATAGGAATTGTTTTTGTTCTGTAACCATTCCGGCGGTGTAATGTATTTATAATTTCTTTCATAACTTGTTTTTAAGCATTTTTCTATAACTTCCCTTGGCTTACCTGCTATTTTTGCTATATTAGCCTCAATACTTCCTTTTGTTTTTATTTTATTTTCTGCTAGAAATAATTCAATCAATTCTATACTAGCATCATCTTCTATATCATTCTTCAAACAAGTATCTATAACGAGTTTTGAAAAATCTTTTTTTGTATTATTTTTTTTCTTTTCTTTAGTATTTATTTTATTAGTATTTGATTGTTTAGTATTTAATTGTACTTGATTTTCTACACGTTGAATTTCTAGGGATAGATTTTCTACACCTTGTTTTTCACCCTCTTGTTTTGGTTTTTCAAAAATATTATAAACATATTCAATTCTTCCAGATTCTGTCTTATCCGGCATTATTTTTTCAATATTGACATAACCAAACTCTTGTAACTCTTTTAATGTTGACTTTATAGCAGTTTCATTTTCTTTACAGATTGCAACTAATCCTGCAATTGAATAATTCCAGTTATCTGGGAGGGATAACATTAAAGATAATAATCCCTTTGCTTTTAAGGACATTTTCTTTTCCTTAAAATGATAGTTGCTCATAACTGTATAATTCTTTGTTTTTTCAACTCGTACGACAGACATATACAATTCTCCTTCTAAAATAAAATAAGCTATACAAATTGAATGGCGGTTCAAAATGTATAACTTATTTTTGCGGTTGATATTAAGTTTTGCAGATATTAAGTCCGCCAACTTAATATCAACTAGATAAGATTACAAGTTCATTACAAACTGTAATGTTATTATAACACAACCTGATTAGAATTACAACATATATTTTTAATTCATATTGTTTAATTCTTCAATTTGCGAATCTACTTCGGCATTTAATTTAGCCCAAAGCTTTTCTCTTGCTTCCTGCACATCTTCAATTCTTGATACATCCCACTCTTCCTCTGCAATGAATTTGAAGTAGTTATCACCCTTTTTGATTGTAGCTCCGGAAGTGTATCTTAATGATGTCACTTTGATTTCTCCATCATCTTTGGACACTGTTTCTTGTGTGTTTTTTTCGTCTGCAATTTTTACAGCTTTGTCTTTGTTATTTGTTTCTTTTGTTTTTTCTTCGTTTTTGCCTTTTTCTTCATTAGGTGTGTTGTTGTTTGTCTTTTCAGTTTTCTTTGAATTTTGATGTGAATTTTGTTTGTTCTTTGTTACATTTTCAACATTTGTTTCCGTTGACTTATCTTCTGTTTTTTCTTCGATCGGTTCCGGCATGATTTCTTCACTCACTACATCATCCGTTCCGGCTTCATACCCGGCACACTGGTCACAAGGAATAGACTTTCCATCTACATCCATTGTGATTCCATCACAGCTTTTACAATATTCGTCTCCTTGATCTCCGGCCCATTTACATTTTTTCATAATTAGTCCTCCTTATACATTCTTTCCTTAAATCTGCGTGACATTTCCTGTCTTTGTTCCTCACTTAATTCTCTTTCAATAATAGAAAGCTTTAGTGCTTTTATAGGAAGTTTGGCGCAAATCGTACCATCTTTATTAAATTTGATTTTCACTTTTTTAGGATATTTTTCGGCTAACTTTTTGATCTTGGTAATATATTTTTGTTGCGAAATCGAACAAACAATATTATGCTGACCAGATAACCATTCAATGCAGTTTTCATTGTTTTGATCCATTTTACTCACCCTTTTTCTTACCGACTCTCAAGGTATAGGTTTCTTTTACCATTTTAGCTTTTGCTAACTTGGTAATATCAAAATCACCATTATACACAAGCTTTTCAAGTGCATCATCGTCAATATATTCTTTTTGCTTGATAACCGATGATAACAATGCACCTCCAAGATTTTCTTTAATAATCTCAATTGCTAAATCTTCATTGAGACTTTCCTTCTTTGTGCATGATAATGTTGCTGTGTAAAAGTCAGTAGAGTGCTTGTCAATTCCATTGTCCATAAAGTACGACTTAATCGCATCACTCACATCTGCATTACTCTTTTTCAAAGCATTTTCTTTGTCTTTGGATGCTTTGTATCCATCAATAAGACTGTCAATATCTAACTTGATTCCTTCTCGTCTACTCACTTTTTTCCTCCTTTTTCCTATACTGCTTTCCAACATTCAAAATTTTAGTGCCACGCTGTCCCCATTGATAGGTTGCGTTAAATTCTGCCATAATACCTCGATATTTTGAACGCAAATCAATCTGGAATTGATGCAATTCTTGTATCTGCTCCATTGTAAAGAGCATTGTATTTTTGCCGTCAATTTTAGGCTCCGGCAATTTTAATTCTTTTGGCTTTTCGAAATCTGCATTATGATACCATTTATACCAACGCTTCACTGTCTGCGTTGATACATCTAATATTTGAGCCGTTCGGCTCGTTGTAAATAATTCGCTCACTATATCACCTCCTTTCAATATGTATAAGATTAAATGAACTGTTCCCAATGACTTTTGAATAGTTCAACACACTTCTCATAATCTTCTTCAAAGATTGTTTCATGTGCGTATGTTCCATTTTCCTGCTCACCTACTTCGTTCTCAATTAAAACGCTTTTTGGAACCCACATACACTTTCTGAAATTCACTCCAAGGTTTAGCATTGCATACACTGCCTTTTCTGTCTCTTTCATAATTGCGAATACGTCACACATTGAAATATTTCTTTTTACTTCCTGTGCCACTTTATCACCGAACCAATCTTTTACTTCATAACTCTTATTTCTGTTTAGCATAATAACTACCTCCTAAAAATTTTATGTATTTTTTATTTACAAATATATTGTAATACATAAAAGTAATCTTGTCAAGTATTTTTATGTATTTTATGTAAAAAAAATTTCCCACACCTATTAAGATGTGGGAATGTGCATTAAGAAAGAAGATAGTTAATATCATCAACACTAATCTTTCCATCAACTAACGCATCTGCAATCTGTCCTTTCTTTTCTACCAGTTCCTCTATACGTTCATCAATGGTATCCCGACAACATAATGTGATTACGGATACTGTTCCTTTTGTTCCAATTCTATGTGCTCTATCTTCTGCTTGTGCTTTTAATGCCATGTTCCAAGGTGAATCTAAGAAGATAACATTCTGTGCCGCTGTTAATGTAAGTCCTGTTCCCATTGCTCCGATTGTTCCAATTATAATTTTACAATTATTATCCGTTTGAAATCTTTCAACCTCTTTCATGCGTTCATCAGCTTTCGTTGCTCCTGTGATATAAGCTGGATTATAAGAGTTTAATTTCTCTCTGGCTACTTCTGTCATTGATTCCCAGTTGCTAAAAATGATAGCTTTCTGCTCACTTGCAACAATCTCTTGTACTAATTCAAACATTCTATCCATTTTAGCGGATTCTTGGATTGTATTTGATATAATACCCGTCCATCCAGTTGCTTGTCTTAATCTAATCATCATGGAAAGCGGGTTGTTTGAGAATTTAATCTTCTGTAAATCTGACATAACACCACTATATACTTCTTTATATATCTGCTTCTGTTTAGGTGTCATATCAACATATTCAATCTTTCTAATCTTTTCCGGCAAATCAAGAACTTCTGTCTTTAATCTTCTCAACATAATGCTATCCATCATTGCTCTAATTTCTTCTAAATTCTTGTATCCTACAACTTGTGAACCGCCCCATCCGCCAAGAGTGCAGTAATGCTGTTTGAACTGATAAAATGAATGATTCTCATATCCTAACCACTTCATTGGGAAGTATAAATCAAGTGGATTGTTCATAAGGGGTGTTCCACTCATAGCAACCATATATTTTGCAGTTACATTTATCATTGCTCTACTTTGTAAAGAAGTAGGTTCTTTTGATTTGTGACATTCATCAAATGCAATTACTGATATTGTTCCATTTTTGCAAAGTTCCTGTAATTTTTCAGCAATAGGGAAATGATATTTGGTTTTGCTTATCTTTTCAGCCCCAGCTCTTAATGTTTCAATATTAGTAATGATGTATCTGCAATCTGGAAGATTATCTAAATCTTCGAGTTTATTTTTTGTATTTCCTTCATAAGCTTTTCCAGTTGTTTTTCTAAAACGTGTGCCAAGTACCCATCCTTTTTCTTCTGAATGAATACTAATTTCTGCTTGCCAATTATATTTGAGTGAATTTACACCACACACAATAAGTACCTTATTGATTGTGTCTGTTTTTTCAAGGCAACCGACAAAGTCTATAATTTGCTTTGTTTTTCCAAGTCCTTGGTCATCACATAAGAGAAACTTCTTTTTATTTAATCCAAATCTTACACCATCAATCTGATGTGCAAACGGTTTTGTCTTAAATTCAAAATCTTTTGGAATATCTATTTCAAATTCCTGCTTGTGCAAATCTTCGTATACTCCGGATATTTTAATTTCTTCATTCTCAAATTTGTTGCAAAGAGAAATGATATTGTTCACTGACATTTCCCAAGTATGATTTTCTGCATTATAAACCCTTGTTCCCATTTGTTTGATAAATGAAACAATATCCGGGTTATAATCGAAAGATACAAATGCACTCTTTTTTACTAAAATGTTATTTGAAAGCTTTTCAGGCTCTCCAATATGTATTTTAATCATTTACTAATTCCTCCACTCTTTCATAATGAATATTATCTTCCAACTTTCTAAGATATGTTTTTCTTAAAATTCCTTTCTTCATATCTTCCAGTTCACATCTTCTAGTAGACATTCTCATTTGATTATATCTTCCAAGTGCTTCAAAATATGTATCAAAACAAGTTGAAATTTCTGTTCCATTTGATGACCAACTAACTCTAAATCTACTCATTTTATATTGCCCCCTCCCTATCTAATTATCGTATTTGCTACAATGTCCTTCATAGCATTTCAAATCATTGATATATGGTTTGTATGCTTTTATGAATCTTTCCAATCTACCAACTTCTAATATCCACATTTTTCTATCTTCCTCATAATCACTATATCTCATATCATTATTACAATGTCCTGCTTCATAAAATGTAGATAAAGCATAATCACATTCCGCTACCATATCACGTAAGTTCCAATTTTCTGTAGACTCACTATATCTTGTTCCAATAGTGTTATGTTCATAACCTATTGTCTCCATAATGCTATTATATCTTTTTATAGCACCATCAATGTTTAATTTTTTCATAATAACTACCTCCTAAAAATTTTATGTATTACAATTATATTGTAATACATAAAAGTAATCTTGTCAAGTATTTTTATGTATTTTATGTAAAAATAAGGGAGACATAAATCTCCCTTATACATCAAATGATATTTGGCTGTGTTATATTTTGAAGTGTTTCAAGATGTTTTTTGAATATTTCCTTTTCTTCTAAATCACAAGTCATGTATAATTCAGATAGCATTTTCCGAATGGTGGAAAGTAGAATTTCAAGGCTATCTTTTGTTCTATTTCTCATGTAAGAAACAAACAAACTTTGAATATCTATAATGGTTTCATCCACATTACTTTCCGGAACAAGGTCAATATTCATTTTATCTACAAGTGCCAAAATTAAGAATGCGTCTACATCAAAATGTCTCTTCAATTCATTTTCCGCAAGTTCTTTGGCTACTGGAATACTTTCTTGAAATGTCATATAATCACTCCTACATCGAAAGCATCTGCTTTATCCAAGCGGTTTTTTCTACGAATTTCTTATGGCATTTTTCCCACTTTTCTTCCATTTCCTCAGTAGGTTTATAAACCTTGGAAATTTCTTCAATATCCTGTGTAGCTTTATCATGAAGATACCCAGCGTGTTTCAATTCATCATTAGCCATTTCTTTATATCTATTCGCCCACTGCATATCGCCTTTTGCCTTGCATTCAACGTACTTTTCAGCATATTCTTTAGCACCTTCCACTTCTTCCATAATGTGTTCGGCTAACTTCTTTATTTTAGTCATTATAATCAACTCCTTAAATTTTCTCAACTACAAATGCAAGATTTTGCGCAGTTACAGCCTGACCACCAATAACAATCGTGAGATTAGCAGTATCACAATCGCAGTTTAATCTTACAAGTGCAGATATAGGAAGCGTTACAATATCGCCTATTGCTGTTGCTGTTGCAATAGCTGTAGCTCCTTGTACTGGTGCTCCATCTTTGTATAATGTTGCTGTCACTTCTCCTACGGCAGTAGCGGTTACTGATACATTTGCATCTATATCATAGTAACCAGCTCCTCCGGCACAATTACCGATTGATACGCCATTACCACCTAACTGACAATATTTTCCATATCTTCTAATTACTGTAGAGGGCACATAAGTACCACCAATAGCAATAGCTGTTCCTGTTGTAGTATTAACCACATATATTCCTGATTTACAACTCATATTATTATCTCCTTTCCAATAAAAAAGGGAATACCGACAAGGCATTCCCCTAATGATTTAAGACCTTGTCTAAATGACTTAAATGTTGCAACCGCTATTGCAACAAGAGTTACCCCAGTAAGGACTCATGCCTGCTGTGTATGTGGTTGCATTAGGATATCTAATTACACCGCACATAGCAGACTGAAGCTGAAGCTGATTAACCTGTGACTGCAAGCTATCAATCTTGTTTTGTGCCATAGCATCGAGAATCTTCTGTGTCTGTGCCGTTGTGTTTGCGTTAATAGCAGCAGTGTTGATAGCACCATTATAATTAACACCGTCAATGGCTCTCTGCGTTGTGCAGCAGCAATCTGCAACCTGTTGCTGAACTGTATTGAAGTTACGAAGAGTTTCATAACCTAAATTACAGATTCCATTCTGTAATCCCTGATAATCATGCTGGAGATTATCATTCAATCTACCCACTGCATTTTCCAGGTTGTTGAAATTCATAGCATTACAAAGACCTGCTTCTGTAACTGGTTCTCCGTTTACATTTCTGGTTCCTCCAAAGAAACCGCCGCCGCCGATAAGCAAGAGGATTAAAAGGGCGAAAATCCACATTCCACCGCCATCTCCTCCAAACATACCGTCTTTATTATCTGTAACTGCGGCAATGTCTGCTAAAGATACTCCATCTGTCATAATATGACACTCCTTTCATTTTTTTTATTTATTTGAATTTGCAAATTCCTATTTTAGTTGAGACATAAACGAATCTACATCTATACCTCTTTCTTTACAAATAGAACGAACTGCTTGCTCCGGATTCATTCCTTTTCCGCTTAGCATACTCATAATTCCTCTCATTTGATTCATATTCTTCATCATGGATTTTGCCTGACTAATTACTTGAGGATTTATCTGTGAGGTTTGATTTTGACCTTGAAATAGACTGCTTGCCATTATTCATCAACTCCTTCTTAAATTCTTCAAATTCTTGTCTGCTTATATAATCTTGACCACCACTTGACTTTTCATTTTGTGTTATTTCCGCAAAGTTAAAAGTCCGGATAGAAGGAAACCCCGCTCCGTCTGTGGTCTTAATATACATGATATCTTCGTTAGAATCAAACAAAGCAACAGTAGAATTAGCACTCATTTGATAGGTTTTTGCTCCTTCTATACCATTAACCCTAATAAGATTTTGCGTTTGTTCTTGGGGAAAAATTTGTTGGTTGTTCATTTGTGGATTGTAATACTGATTTTGTGCTAGTAGGTTCGCATAAGGATTTTGAAACATATTTATCACCCCTAATATAGTTATTAAAATTTATTAACGATTTAGTCAATTCTAAACCGTTCATATTTCTAAATTCTTCAATCATTTTGCTTTTCCTCTTCTAAAATGAATTGAATTATATCTAATATCCTGATGATATACAAAACAGGAATATCTTTAAGTCTTGAGTCGTTTAATATTTTGTCATAAATATCATTCATATATAATCCTTTCATTTATTTTATTTATTTTATTATAAACAAAAAAGGCTACATATTAAATGTAGCCTTAATGTATAGAAAATGTATTATAATGAGCGTATTATCTTTTTATTTACTTTTTGACTTAATTTACCCGCCCAGTCTCTTGAAATTATTAGTTTTTCAGATGTCTTGCCATTTATATCACCATCATTTCCTATATAATTATTTACGCCTTGCTTGCCAGAATCTTGTGATATTGTTGTGTCACATTTTTCAGATGGAATGTTCCAATAATATAACCACGCTATATTTGTTGCAAAAAGTAGAAAAGTGAGCAGTAATACAACTACAAACAACCTTTTTATTGTTGTTTTCATTTGGGTTAATAACTCCAATGCTAAATTATCATTTTCCATTCTCACACACCCTTTCTAAATCGTCTATTCTATGGTTCGCAACTTTCTGACCTTGGTCTAATAATTCAACTGCCTTTTCCACTTCATACATTCTAACAATAACGCTATTGTGCAAATCTTGCTTCTTCTCAAGATTCTTGATATCTTTCTGTATCAAAGCTATGCTGGTATTTACTTCTTCAACAGTTTTCGTATGTTGTGCTTTAGATGATACGATTATGCCAAAGAATGAAAATAATCCAGTAATAGCTGCAACTATAATGCTTGTCATTATTTTTCCTTTTCCAGTACCATTATAACGTGTTTGCCAGCCTTTAGTGGCATATCTCCGGGTTTCTTTTTGCTGCATAGTTTAGTCGTTTTGAAATTTTTCGGTCTCTTTACAATTGTAAGATTAAATAAAGAAGCCGTTGTTGTAGAACTAGGCATTATTTCTTTACCATATGCCATATTGATAGAACAAGCTACTAATTCGGAGCAATCACAGTTGCATTTTTTTATTTGTGATATTTTAGTAATATCCCAATTTATTTTTTTGCACTGAGAATATAATGAAGTTCTATCGTTTTGACCGTAACCTATATTATCATTTAAGCAGAATAATTTCTGCGCCCTTGCAGCTTTTCTTCCTCTGGAACTATTTCTAAATCTTATAATTTTGTCTTGACCAAAATTATAATAGCTACCTAATTTTACTTCTTTCCCTGTTTGGTCTCCTTTTCTGCCGTTTACTGTTCTTTTTTCTGATTGAGACGCCCATCCACATAATAATGCCATTTCTTCTAATCCTCCCTATTTATTATATTTTTTAATAATTGGTGCATGCCGGTACTTATTAAACCACTAAATAACCCGCCTAGTAAAACTTCCGGTGTGAACGCTAAATTTAGCCATACATTTACTACTACACCTAAAATACTAACTATCAATGGTATATATCTATTGATAGCAGATGATTGCACAAGGTTTTTAATCACATACCCAACGCATAAACACACGCCAATAACAATCGGTACACTATAATTTGTTAAAAATTCAATTCCCATATTATATTTTCTCCTTTCTTAGGAAACAGTTACTTTTTTCCATTCTGTCCATTGCGGATAATTAGAACGCACATATATATTACTATCACCTCCAATGTCAAAATATAGTTGAACAACACGTGTATCAGATTTTATTGAGGTTGAAGTTGCATCTGACCCCAAAATTAAAACAAACGCACTTAAGGAGGAAAGAATCGGTGGAAGATTTTTTTGTGTCTTACCTACCTGTGACGAGAGAATATCTAATATATATAATCCAGCTCTAGGGGTTGAATTTTGTGCTTTACACTCATTCAGATCAAATTCGAGACCCATGTTCGTAGCAACCAGTGACAACGCTCCCATATCTAATGGAGTTAAATTTACGTTCCCTGTTCGATAATTTTTTTCCAATTGACCTTTTACTCCAGATACGTTGCTTGCTGAAAAGCTAGTAACAAGGTTAGTTAATTCTTGAATAGTTAGCACACGAGTAGAATTAGACTCTATCAAATTATCAACACCCGTAATCGTTAAGCTAGATAATCTTACTCTACATATGGGTACATCAGTGGACAAACCGGAACCATCTAGTATATTCGTAGTTGTATATGTTGGGTCTACTGCTGTTGTATTTGAGGGTGTGCCTTTTATTACAACTAAAGCTATTGACTCTATTTGAGTGTCTCTATTTTTTGTATATCGCATCACAATAAGGTCGTTTCTGTTATATCCAGATGAACCATTTTCAATAGTGACATCTTCGTAGCTATCAATATCAATGCCCATTTGTGTGCCTTGATGAATAAGCATACCATCACCAATTCTAACAGTGTTATTATCAACGATTGTAGGTGCAAATTTAGCTCCATGATCAATTAAATAAGTTCCTGTTCCAAATACTTGAGAGTTAAATGCTCTCGCATTGTCAGATGTTACATGAGCAGTCCCAGTTCTACCTGTGACAAGGTTTAATGCCATTACAGATTCTCCTCTCCTACATTATATTCTACTTTAGCTCCATATTTATCTAACACAACTATTTTCTTCACAATAGGTTGTCGTGCTGTTATCCCCAATTTATTATCAACACCCTCTACTATATCACCTATATCATATTCCTGTGTTGCTGATATGGAAATGTTTAATTCATCATCTGAATATATCTCATTCAATTTTTCAATTCCTTGTTCTACAAGATTTTTATAATGATCGATGACTTTATTATAATACATTCCAGAAGAAAAAACAATAGGAACGATATTTTCTCGTTCTTCATAAAATTCATTTTCCTTGAAATCTACAATTGTCTTTACTTCTCTTGAATAAAACTTTCCAGAAGTAAATTCTGGCGGTTGTATTATTGATATTTTAACAAATGTATTATTTTTTTGAAATGTCGGTGCAACAGTCTCTTGTATTTTTTTGAAATACTTTTGGGTCTTATCCCAAGCAGGTGCTTTACTTTTTTGCACAGAGGAATAAAATTTATTTTTTTGCCATTTTGGAACAATAGCACCAGCAAGCCAAGGATTATAATATCTTGGAATATCTTCTATTTTTGTATATTTACCTTTTTTAAGCACATAATAATTAAGAAAATTATTATCCCAATCATTTGGTTTATTTTTTTGCAGTGCGTAACCGTTATAAGTAACCGAAGAGCATTGTTGATAATCAGTTGTCACACCGTTAGTCACAAGCATATAATAAAGAGAATAGTCTCTTCCCCATGTCTTAGGTTTATTTTTTACCCTACTATATTCTGTGCTTGTTGCTTGTGAATAAGTAGCGTAGGTTATTGGATTTGTTGTTTGTCTATAATAATATTTATTATAATCCTTTGACCATGTGGATGGTTTTTTGTCAATTTGTGCATATGTTTCTTTAGTTTGTGAACTAGCTTGTTCATAACTTATTTTTTTGACGTATAGCTGGGAATCCCAATATGGGTTATCATGTGAATATGCACCTAAAGGTATATAGTCGGTACCATCATTATAATAATAATCTGTTCTATCTTTATCTACATCACTAGCGGCAACTTCTGTGTAGCTTATTTTCTTCACATAATATTGTGAATATATCAAATCCCAGTTTGTAGGTTTGGATGATAACACGGTGTAAACTGACCAGTCTTTATCCGATGCTGAGATAAATTCTCCATCGCTATTCATTACAAAATAATTCTGCCAAGTTGATTCCCATTCGTTTGGTTTACTTTGCATTGCAAAGTAATTAGTTTGTGTTGATTTTTCTATATTTTTATAAGATATTTCTCCAGTATCGGATATTTCTTGAGTGTAGTAAGCATAATAATTATTCACCCAATCGGAGGGTATTTCATTTAATAATATATAATTTTCAATGAAAGATATTGAATCGACTTTCAATAATCTACAATACTCTTCGTCATTTTCAAAAATTTTACCCGATTCATCTAATATATAGTCACTATCCTGCATAGGTGCATTTGTTATGGCATACGGTTGCAATATACCATCTGCGTCAATAAATAGATGGATACAATAATTATTCAGTAAATCATCAGAACCTACACATATCAAATGATTAACAGAATTATATATTTTTGCAGCAGTAAAAGATATTTGTGAATCATCAAATTCTTCATCAGTTGAATAATCAACAATATTTTCAGCCCATAATAATATCTTTGAACCACTGAACTTGAATTTTAATTTTGCGGAAAAACTAGATAGCATTTTTCGTAATCCGTCATATAAATAGTCATATCCAAATTCATAATATGGGATATATATAGCATCTTCGATTGTTTCATTTACCAATACGACATTTGACAGTTCACACCTATCAACCAATTCCTTTATTATGTCATTAGCATACCCTTCAACCGCAAGATACCCTGTTGCAGTATCAGGAATTATTATTTTCGAGTTTAAGATACCAGTTATTGTTCTACCAGTGTATGTTATATTGTCACTGGATGTATCATCTTTTACTGCATCTATTATACCTCCATATTCCGTATTATCAACGTAGATAAAAGAACCGTTTTCTAACTCATTATTTGAAAAAAATTTTTGTAACTCAAAATTATTTTCATCGCTTCCATATGCCATATCTAAAGAAAAGTCCTGTATGATACCCATATCTTCTTTATTCTTGTTGGTGTATATCAAGTCCATTTTGGTTCACTCCTTTCTAGGTGGGCAGTGATTGATGTGATTTGTCCGTCTGGAACATCAACATAATTTAGTCCATCTGTTGGTTGTATTTTTTCGAAAATATAATTATTTCGGTCTCTCAAATTAAACTCATTTTCTCTTTTTCCATCGTTTTTTGTTTTATAAATTTTCTTGTTCAAGCTATCAATGGTTAAATATTCATTTTCTAATAATGTAGTATAAACTCTATATATATTATCACCTATTTGTACGTATGGCGTAGTGCATGGTCCGGAAAAGATTATAGTAAAATCAAATGGCACAAATGCATCAGTTTTTAATAAATTGTTAGCAGATGATTGTGAAAAATCAAAAGGAAAATCGTATGAATAGTCTAAACCTTCGGATGATTGTTTTTCAGTAGATGACACACCAAAAACCCTAGTGACATCTTTCAACCACTCACCTTTCTCAGATAATATAGTATACTCATTGACTATCTTTTTTGCAGATGGGTGCCAAGCAGAAATTTTTTTTGAAAAAATATAGCAAGGTAATCTATATTCGTTATTTACTATCAAAAACCCATTAACCGCTGCTATAATATCTTTCTCTGTTATTTCAAATAATTTGTTGCACAATTTATTATACTCATCTTTTGTCTTCCCAATTATAGATATTTTTATGCTCTTTTCCACCATGCTTTTATAGAATCTGGATACCGTTGGATTAAATTCATTTTTTGTTTGATAATCCCATGAATAATTCAATAAGTCTGTGTCCCGAAGCATTAAAACATCGGAACACAAATCTATAGATTCTCCAAAATGATTGACATACTTTACATTCATTTATATCACCTCTCTCACTATTCTTCCAAACTGACGTTGCCCAATTTGAACAGTTAGTCCGGATTTCTGCAAAGAATAAACCATTGCATCACCAATTTTAGAATAATCTACAGTTGATGAATGAATAACGCCATCAACCTTTGATGTTATTCTGGTATTCATTCCATCAATGGTTCCTTGTAATGATTTCTGAATATTTTTCATTGGATTTTCATCATCAAATCCTTCCCATATACCTTTAGCAAGAAAGACACCAATCTCATCATGCATAAGTTTTGATGGAGAATGTATACCAAAGAAAGATTTTAATTTATTTAGAACGTCTTTTCCAAAACCTTCTACCTTACTTTTTATCCACGAAGCCATATCATTTATACCATTCCATAAGCCTTCAACTAAATTCTTTCCAACATTTTTTATTCCAATCAATTTATCAGTGAGTGTATTCATCAATGTTTCTCCAATCTTCATTCCAATGGAAACAAGCTTGAATGTATTCTTAAGTATTCCTGATGCAAGATCTTTTATTATACTCACGCCAACACTTATAAGTCCTGATGCTAATTTTATTAAACCTTTTACAATTGCGACTATTATCTTTGGCAAAGATTTTATAAGTGTAGGTATATTCTTAACAAGTCCGTCAGAAAGTGACTTAATAAGTTTATACGCTGAAAGTATAAGTTTTGGAGCATTGTTTGCTATGCCGTTTACTATCTTCTTAACAAGTCCTGGAAGTGCGGAAATCAACATAGGCAATGATTTCAAAATGCCATCTTTTAATGCGTTTAGTAATTTCATTCCAGTGTCTATGATTACTGGAAGATTATCCATAATGACATCAATAGCTGTGGATAATCCCTGCATTAAAAAAGTTAAAAGTGCTGGCAAGCCATTTCTTAATGCACTTATTAAAAGAGATAAGATAACTGATAACTGAGATGTTATCAATGGAGCTTGCTCACCGATAAAGGATATAATTTGCTCTACATAAGTTTTTATATTACTGAGCAACGTAGGTCCATAGCTTTGCAAAGAAGTAGCAACAATGTTAAATAGCGATAATATACTATTTATAAGTCCAGGTCCAACAGAATTTATAAGCTCTGGCAAATATCCTAATAGTTGTGGGAGAAGTGCGTTTATTAAATTTCCAACCCCTGTCAACGCTATTTGTACTTTAGGAAGCAAGTTGTTTAATGCGTTCACTGCGGAATCAACAAACTGGTCAACTAATTCTTCAAAATTTGCATCATCACGTGACATACCAGTAAGCAGATTAGTCCAGGCAGATTTTGCAGCGTTAACAGAACCTTCTATCGTGGAAGATGCTTCTTTTGCAGAAGTTCCTGTTATTCCAAGGTTTGTCTGAACTTTATGAATAGCTTCAATCATTTTATCAAAGGTGACAACTTTATCAAAATTAGCTCCTTTACCCTTAGCAACAACGAGCGTATCACCGAGAACTCCAGAATCATTTATAAGTCTTGCCATTTCTGATTTTGTTCCACCGTATCCAAGCTTTAAGTTGTCTAACATGGTAAAGTTGTCTTTTGCAAAACCTTGATAAGCATTTTGTATCAGTTCCATGTCAGTTCCCATTTTATTAGCATTATCAGACATATCAATTATTGCTTTATTTGATATTTTAGCCGCCTTTTCTGTATCCCCGCCAAGTCCTTGTAAAAGTGATGCACTAAATGATGTGGTTAATTCCATATAATCATTGGCAGAAATTTGTGCAGTCTTATAAGCTTCGTCTGCGTATTTTTGAACCTGTTTACTAGATTTTTTGAAAAGTGTATCTATACCACCGGCAAGCTGTTCATATGACGCATAAGCTGATACTGATTTGCTCACGACACCACCAATGGCAGCGGCTGCCGCTCCTGCAGAAACAGCTGTTGCTTTAAGCGTTGCCGCAGTTGCTTTACCTGCAACTCCTAAAGAACCGCTGAGTGCACTACCAATCTTATTTAATTTACCTGACGAATTATCTACCTTTTTTTCTGCTTCTTTTAATCCTTGTTCTATTCCAGAACTATCAAGATCTGTGTCAATTACAACTTTTCCATCTGCCATTTAATATTCCACCACCAATCATTTTAAGAATTATAAAATTCATCATTTATTTCTTTCACTATACTTTCATCAATTTCTTTCGTTTTAGTAGGCAATGCCCATTCATTTTTTTGTTGCTTGCAAATATCATCATACTGCTGTGAATCTTTATGCCAAGCTCGCATTTGCATTATTTGCTTTATCTTTGTGTCATCTGGCAATGATAAAAATAAAGCTTTGAATAAATGCCAATGCATATCACATACCGTTAAATCTATACCGTATGCGGACATAAAGGAACCAACAATATATTCTCCATCTAAAACGTAGTCTATAACAACATCCCCATGTGACGTATTACCTTTTGGTGTAGCGTTTGGATTTGAATAAAAATTTAGTAATTCTACAAATACATTATCAGGCAGATGAAACGCTTCCAGCAAGGTCATGTCCTTAAACACAAACAAACAGTCTAATATCGAATTTCTTCGATCTTTTATAACTTCTCCAAATTTTATCCATGTTCTAAAGTCTGTGTTTAATAAAAAAGACTCACCATCTACCTCAATGGTTTCTGGCAAGCCCTTATTTCGTAAATCAATCATTTTATACCTTTATTTTAGACGCTTTATCCAAAGCTTCAACAAGATTGACTATCTTATCCACCTGATATTTATCCAAGTCAATTGTTGCATTTTCTTCGTTATATTCTTCAAGTGGTTTACCATAAGCACGAACTACCATAAGATAGAATATGTTTATGGTATTCGGGTCACTTTCGGTAAATTTACCAACCAGATTTGTAATTGCATCTTCTCCAAGCAATTTACTTAAAAGGTCATACATTGATTTGCATTTGTCTTTGAATTTTGCGTTGCCAGAATTTATGACTTCCTGCTTTTCAATCATGTCTGCAATAGCAAATGTATATTGAGGTAAGTCATACTCTTGTCCAGCATAAGTGATATAATAATTAGCCATAATTTACCTCCTTTAATTATGGATTTTAGACTTCTGCTTGAAATGTTGGCGAACCAGCTTCTATCGTATAAGTTCCTTTTTCGATATCTCCACCCATTTTAAGAGAGAATGTTATCTTGCCATCTACAGTGTTAAGAACTTTAGATGTTAATGTTGCAATACATCTCCAAGCTTTCTTACCTGTTCCTCCAAAACACAAAAGCAAAGGAACTTGTGTATCAGCACCAGTCGGTAAATTATACAATTCTCCTATGAGGAAATCATATATTGGGTTTCCTTCATAGCAAGCAATTTCCTGCGGAAGTTCCGGTTTATTTGAGTTGATTTCTGTAACTGCGTTTTCATAACAGATATAATCCATATCCTCTTCTTGTTCTCCCACAGTTAGCTCAAAAATCGTAGAATAATCAATTCTTTTCCAAACTGAAGCGGCAAAGGTGGAATCTTTTTGCACGTCTAAAAATGGAATAAACTGATTTCTTGTCAATTTTTTCATTGCTTCTGACATTATATTTCACTCCTTTTCTTTTCTAAATATTCTATATAAAATTGACCTTCATATCTTGCGATTGATGGATTATCCTGAGTTACATACACTTCAGGTGCCTTATATGTGGCACCTATTTCATTCACAACATAATTATCCCCCAACTCCGGGTATTCATTGTTGTTGTTTTTTGTTTCAATAAATTCAATAACCTTATCAAATTCTGCAATAGCATCTAAGTTCAAATCACTTGTTCCGCCATTATCATATTCTCTTACTAGATTGATATTAAACATCAATCTAACTTCTTTTGCACCGTCCATATATTCATTAAGAACAATACTACTTGAATTGGAATTAACGGAAGAGGAACCTGCGTCAATAGGTATAACATTGAAGTAAGAATAACCACCCATTTCCGGACAATCTAATAACCATTGTGAAATTTTATCGTATATATTCACTTTCATTTTGATTATCCTCTCCTTTTGATATATTCTGTGATTGCTCTTGCAACTACATCCTTCTTATCCCTAAATGCGGCTTCTTTCCAATGGCTCTGTGCAAGAAAGTTCTTTTCTTTGCTATAGTTCAAAGGATTTCCCTTGTCACTAATACCTTCCCATTGATAATGTGAATATACTTGTTCATACGTTACTTTCCAAGGCTCTGTGGTATAAGATTGACTTAATGTTCCGGTGTCTTTTGGTGTATATTTTTCAAAAATCTTTGCCCATGTTTCTGCGGTAAATCTTCCAATATCATCGTTTAATATATGATTAACGATCTTTATCGAAGGATTCATTTCCACTTTAACACTCACTATACACCACCTACCCGAAATTCGAATTGAACGGACAATTTTTTATCTACCTGTTCAATACTTCGTATTTCACAAGTATTTGGTTCATAATCGTTTTTTACTTGTATGATATTCTGTGCAGTTACATCTTCTTCCACTATATCAAGTATAATTACATCCTGATTGGACAAAGTATAATAACCTGTCTTATCTTCTAATGCTTTCCACTCTTTATAGGGAAGATATTTATCTGTGAATGGTATAAGTATAGTGAATTGTTGACCCATTGAGACAACTGTTCCACTTATATTGGAAATTCTGTCTTTTTTATAAACGCAATTTTCTATAACTGATTTATACCAAACATCAGTATTAGTTACAGAATCTTTTCTTTTAAGTCGATTGAGAAGGGTTATTGTACCTTGCACGATTCACCCACCTCCCTCGATAGAATAATTCCGGATATTTTGGATACAAGTATTCCATCATAATATCTTTGAATCTTTCAGTTAGGCTTGCGTCTAAACTCTTTTCAGATGCATTACCATAACCGAAAGATTCAATTCCATTGCTATAAGATGTCGTGTTATCATCTCGTTCCATTTTAGAATTATTCTCTACATTGACTAACTTAACCTCCAACATCTGAACCTCTTTTGGTACTGTTCCAAGCTCTTCAATCAGCTTAGCTAATCTTCCGCTTGTGATATAGTCCATTTTAGATTCAGTGTCAAACTGCAAAGTAAGAAATGCATCTTGTGTGCACTTCCCACCTAACGCTTGATATTCCTCAAATGTTAAATAACTCACAAGATGCATCTCCTTTCTTTACTCAGCTTCTGAGGCGGAGGCAACCTTAGTTGCTGACTTTTTTGTTTGCTTTTTCGTCACTTCTTCTCCGCCCATCATGTTGATATACGAATCAATGACTTCGGGATTTTCTGTGACTAAAACTGCACCATCTGGCATCTTAATCTCCATTATAGATCCTCCTTATCCGATTAGACTTCTGCGTGTGTTCCGTCATACCAGAAAATGGTATCAGGAGTTACTGCTTTTGTTCCATAGTAGAAGAACATTTCTACTGCTACAGCTTCACTCAACGGAATACGTTCAGCGGAATATGGTTTGGATGTGATTGGCTGTGCAATGGACTCATCCATCATAATCTCAAACTTAACTCCGGATGGCAGTCTGTTCGAATTGTAGCACTTAACACCATGATACATATGGAACTCTTCTGAGGTTGTATCTACATTAGTATTCACTACTGTATCAAGATACATTCTCATTACCGAGTAAGTATCCGGGTCAAAAGTGATAGAAAGCATTGAACGGTCTAATCCGTCAATGTAGTTATTCTTCAACTTCTCAAGCTGCAGAATTGCGGATTCAACAATATCCTTAATATCTGTGACAGCTTTTGCCGGTTTGAACTGTGTTCCGGAATTTTTACCCTCTGCAAAGAATGCAGTATCAAGTTCTGCTACCATTCGTTGTGCATGATTTGCAGAACGCTTAGCCACCAATCCGTCTACACCAAGCAAGCGGATATCTTTCTCTTCAATCTCTTCTACAAACTCTCTGTCCACGTTAATAGGTACGGTAACGGTCTTTCCTTTTACTGCCGTTCCTTTAGCCGCTGTACGAGCGGTTCCGTATGGTTGAGAACTTGCATTCACAAATCGTTTAGCTTCTACTGTCCCGGCTGTTGGATCACCACTCAAATCAGTGTTCTTGATTTTAGATGATACTGTTCCTTTCTGGACGTTTTCAATAACGCCATCATATGCTTCTTTCAGGAGCATCTTTCCAGATTCACTACCGTCAAGCAATACGTTCAAAGAATCAAGTCTTGTTGTTTCAGGTCTTGCCATTTTTTAATCTCTCCTTTTTACCAAAATGTCACCGAAGGCTTCTCTGGGTCACCTTTCGGCTGTGTTTCTGTTCCTGAGGATCTTCCGCTAAACTGCGGTTTAGGTGGTTCATCCTCACCAGAATTTTCTGTATCCTCTTTTAGGAATGCATCAGCATCCGTCTTCTTATAAGATTCCAGGAAGTCATCAAATCCTTGCAACTGTCCATCTTTCATTTTCATTTCCTCTTTCAACGCATCTGCTATAAAAGCTTTCTTCGCTGAATTAGAGGAAAACTTCAACTCTGCAACTTTTTCTTTGATTGCAAATTCATAAGCCTGATGACTCAATTGCTTTTCGTAATTGGACTTTTCTGTGTTATAGGTGTCTTGCAATTCCGAAAGTTCTTTCTGCAAGTCAGCTAACTTCGTAGTATCTGTTCCTGCATCTTTCAACTTTCCTTGAAGGTCTTTAATATCAGCATCTCTTTGCTTAATGTCTGTGTCATACTTAGTCTTATAAGTATCTCTCTCCCCTTCAGCCTTTTCCAATTTGTTTTGGATTTTAATTACCTCTGATATAGTCTTATAATTTTCGTTTAAGGCTTTATCAAAGTCTTCCTTTTTGTCTTCCGGAACTGTAAGTTCGAAAGATTTAAGAATCTCATAGATATTCTTCATGTTTTTGCACTCCTTTATAATCTAAAATGATGTTTTTAACCCGCTTTCCGGGTTTTGGATTATCTACATTTTTTATTATACACAACTTATCAACATTTGTAAAGTGTTTTTGTGGATAATTCTGTGTATAACTTGTTGATAAATCGAAGTTATACACAAGCAAAATGTTAAAATTGTTGATAACTCATAAGCAAAACAAAAGTTATCCACAATTTAATGTGGATAACTTGTGGATAACTATAAATCATAACCTGGAACCTTTGCTCTGTTCCATTGCCTACGAAGATTTGCTTGTTTTGATGCATATCCATAAGATTGCTTCAAGTTCTTTAATTGTTTTTTCTGTTTTTCTACGTCTTTACCTGCTTTTTGTAATGCTATAATCTGTTCTTGTTTGTATCTCATTTTGGTTTCAAGATTTCTCATTACTTGACTTGCTTCGTACCTTGTTATTTCTTTATCCCCTACTTTTATTTTTTCTTTTGAATAGTCTTTTATTTTTTGCAATTCTTTATCATCATATGTTGGTGGTGATACACCGAGAATTATATAGGATATTCCATGTTGGCAATTGCAAGTTCCAAAATGTCTTTTTAATCTTGCATTGATTGAATTGTACTTGGAAAGACTATATTGCCTTCCTTGATACGGTAAATGGTCTTCTGCACATAATCCATGAGCATCTAGTTCCACGCCATCTGCACCGTATTGTTTTCCTGCTTCTAATCGTACACCATAATTTACTTGACGAACTCCCTCTAAAATGTTCATCCTTGCTGCACTATCTAATCTTCTTGTTCGTCCGCTTGAATATTGAACCCTTGCTCCTTGTGTTGCTTTATCGAGGATAATCCTTTCTAAAGCATCTTGATATCCGTCCATTCCGGTTGCTACTGTGTCTATCGCTAAATCAATAGCATCTTTATAATCTTTGGCAATGCTAGTTGTATTCGCCATGTTGGCAAATGTTCCAGCAGTTAAATTTCGGACAGAACTAATATAATTCTGTATTGCGGTATTTTTAGAAAAAGCAGGTTGAGTAATTCCTTTATGCTTATATAAATACGCAACATCCTTGTATATCTCACCAGCACTTTTATCATATAGTTTATAAATATCTTGCAAGGCTAATCCGGATTGCTTTGAAAGGTATAGGTTTATTTCTTCAATGTTATTTCCCATTTTAGCCATTTGCTCTAATCTGTGCATATTGTCTTTATCTAATTTACCAATCTCTTTTATCTGTTCTGCCATTTTGGAAAGATAAAAGAGATTAACTTTTTCGAATCTGTCAGCAATTCTAAAAGCAATGTTCGTTAATTCATCCTTTGATAAAGCCACTTAACATCACTCCTCATTATTAGATTGATTATTCTGATTTAATGTGTCTTGTTTATCTGTAGGATTTGATTCTAAAGAATTGTCTTTAGTTTCTGGCGAGTTAAACAGGTCGTTCATCATGTTCTGCTGTGCTTGTTTTTGCATTTTATCAATCTCTAATTGTGCGGCTTCTACAGATTCTCCTGTATACCAGGAACGAACTTCTGCTTTACTCAGAATACCGGCAGTTTGAAGTGTAAGTTTATGTTCCAATTCTGTATCTGTATCAGTCAAAATGCTATCTTTCCAATCTATATTAGTGTCATAATCTCCAGCCGGCGCAAGATTATACAATTCGGTAAACACATTCATTGCATATACGACATCTACCAAACATTGGTCTAAAGCTTTCTGTAAATCGGAAACTGTGATATAAGTTCTTTGCTTAACTAACTTAATTTCAGTAGCTGTTCTTGCGTCTAATTCTACTTGAGACAATGTTCCTCTTGCTAGTCCTATCATATCTTCAATCTTATTTGTATAAACATTGAGTCCGTTTATATAATTTGCATCACGCAAAGAAGGAGCCCATTCGTGATACGTTTCTTCAGAACCTGTATCTAATCTACGATATAGTCTGTCTTGCAAATCATCCAAATTAGTCTTTGTGCCATAGTAACCTTCACTATATGTTACTGCTGTAGGGTCAACGTCAATTGCTAATTGTCCGCCTTTGTATTCCCAATCCAGTCTACTGAATTGTTCATCTGCTTTTTTAATCAGTTTTGCCGCAGGACTAAAAATTGAAATTCCAAGCGGTGATTTCATATCAACATTATTAGCAAGGGGAACTTTGAAATATCCGTACAATGGCTTTTCCGTGTTCTCAATCGTAACCGGTTCTTCGCTAATTCCATTCCACCTGTCAATTGATGATAAAGGTATCTCCTGTCCAAGTTCCTGTTCTACTTCATCGTCAGGACTACGTAACTGTGCTTTGAATGCCTTATTTTCCACAACAACCATTTTCTTATCAAAAGAGAATGTCTGTCTCTCTACTTTTGTATAGACATATTTTCCAGCAGTGAACTGGTCAAAGAATGCAACATCAACGATATTTCCATCATCGTCAAAAGCTATAGGATAAAATTCTCCTTGTTGGTTAAAATCAAGATATAATTGTCCATTGCTCATGTATGGCTTTATAATCATTCCACCGAGAGCCAATGCTTTTTCAAAAGATTGAGGTAAATTTTTAACAAGCCTTTTTTGGTAAATATCATTCAAGAATTTAGCTCTTGTATCAATGGTATCATCTTTATCCTGTTCTATAGCATCTTCAACTCCAGGTTCTGAAATTGATGTTTCCATCTCTGACAATGTCTGTTGTTGCAAAGATTGGCATATTTGCTTAGGCAATCCTAAAGAGTAAACACCTTTAATATCATCAAGCCAAGGACTTTCGTCTTTATACATTGATTTCCAAACATCCAAAGCACTTGACATTTCATCCGATATGCCAGTTTCATCAATTTCAAAAGCATCAGTAATTGATTTATAACCAATCATTTTGCCGATGGCTTCATAGATTAAATTCAATAATTTTTTAATCATGCTTTATTTCTCCTTATATTATTCAGTTACGGTTGTGCTTGTGTCTGTTTTAGTCGTATCTGTTTTAGTTGTGAGTGCCTCTAATGCTTCAATTCTTTTCAACAAAGATGCTACATCTTCTGTAATTTTTACCACTTTTTCGTTTCCATCAATCACGGTAGTAATTTGGGTTGCAAGCTCATAGTAGAGATATTTTCCTTGCATTGCTGACTTAAAAGCAAATGAGTCTGTATAAGACAAATCTACAATAGATAAAGTACCATTCGTACTTTCTGCAATAGCTTTATCTTTAACGCTAGAAAATAAATTATCTAATGATAAATTATCATAGTCTTTTAAATACCCGAAAAAAATATCACTTTCACTTTTTACCTTTTTGATGAAATTTTGTAAATCGCCCGAATAAAATCTAGGGATGGAGGAATCATAAATCCAACTTAAACTCCCTAAATCAACTCTTCCAACTTTCTGGATAAACTGATTTTCATTTACTTCATTCTGTATAGGACATTCTTTAGGTACACTCCATCCAAACATCTTAATATCCATCATTTCTGTTGATTGCTGTGAAATGCTTTCTTTTACTTCTGTATCATCATATACTGTATCAGTAAATACTGCATTTTCTGGTACATCACTTTTTACTGTATGGCTTCCTAATTGTTTTGATAATTCCATTAAAGAATTAGATTGTGCTTCTAATCTAAGTCCAACTTCTTTTGCTTCTGCAGGAACTCCTTCTTCTATCAATGTTGAGTCTGTCAGTTTCAAATCTACTGTCTTTAGATTTCCTACCAAAGGAACATTGTTTATAGACGGCTTATTTTGCAAGTCATTATAATTACCTGTTACTTCTCCTCCACCGCTTGTTTCAATCTTTCTAAATCCTGGTATTACTACTCTTCCCATTATTGTTCTCCTTTCAATTAGTTCAAAATATTTAATTCTTCGTATGTCTTGTATATTTTTGGAAATTGTATCGCTATCCAATCTACCATCGTTTCGTTGTGCCCCCATTGTGTGCAATTTTCAAAATTTGATTGCAAACCGCTTTCCGAAAGGTAGGCGTGTATAATTTCGTGTCTTAACTGTTTCTTCATTAGATATTCAAAATTTCCAACATTGTTATAGTTGTCTTTTCTTATAACGATTGTCTTACTTGTATTATCACACCACCCATCTGTATTTGAATTTTTCAAGGTTTTTCGTTTAATCTTATAAGTAGTACCTAATATATTTGCTTTCATTATTTCACCTCCCCTTTTTACTTTTTAGTGTTTCTAAATTATTATATTATTACTTTTGTTATTATTGTTTTTTTCGTAATTAGTCTACCAACTATTTTCTTCATTGCTTCCTGTATACTCCTCACCAGTATTAGCAAGTAGAAACCACGATTGTTCATTATCTTTTTTTGATCTAATAATCATATGCTTAGTACCATTTAGTTTAATAAACCGTTGCGTCAACAATGCTGTTGGCATTGAACATATCATCCACATATTTTCTACTACGTGCGGCACAAAATCAGAACCGCATAACGAAAAATCTCTTAGTACAAGAATTCCATTGTCCCTAGTTTTTCTTGCCGGTGTAATAGGAGAAGCCATTACCGCATCTTGAAAATATTCATATAATGTTTTTTGTGGTGCTGTTATGTTCGTACCTCTACCGCCGTGAAAATCAATTGCACCTAGGATACCCTGAGTTGAAATTCCGATAGAATACATATCATAGCGTATTTGTCCAAATTCTAATGCTGTGTCATTCGGAGGAATAACAACCATACCATTGTTGATTCCATCTGAAATACTACCGCTAACGTATGCAACCAACAAATTATTATCAAAAATAAATATTTGCAAATCAAAAACATTATTATCACCATACCAATCAATTTTATGTGTGCCGATACAAACCCACATCTCAGATAAAACATAATCATCAGTTCCTTGATATGGCACTAATTGTATGAAAACTCTTCCTTTATGACAAATTTCCCAATAATGAAATGGTTTGTCATCTTGTTTATAAGTTCCAACTTCAACTGTAAATCCGTCTTCCGCAGATAATCCAAAAATTTCTAACCATACATCCTTTTGTCCTTCTGGATCATTTTTTATCAGGGTCAATTGTTCTTTATGTGTTTCTAATTTTCCAAGGGCAACATTTATTTCTTTCATATAATCAACTCCAATCTACACTCGTGTAAGTTTTCAAGGTTTCTTTGTTCTTCAAACATTTTATTTTAATTAAATCTATAACATTTCCTGACGCATTTACTTTATTATTCATATAGTATAATACAGAAATTGGAGATATTCCAATTTCTCTTATTGTATTATAAGGCAAATTTGTATCATCTTCACCGATTGATATTTCAGCTATTGTACCACAAGATTGAGTAGGTTCCGGTGTGTTTTGTGTACTAAAAGCTACTTTTCCATCTGTAATCTTATAAAATCCTTTGGTTATTTCTCCTCCAATTTTCATACTAAATGATATTCTGCCATCAATTGTATTCAATGTCTTTCCTGATATCGTGCATATACCACGCCAAGCACGTTTTTCGGAACCCCCAAATGCCAAGATAAAAGGAACTTTACAATCTTCCCCTATAGGGAGATTATATAATTGGTCAAACATAAAATCATACATAGGATTTCCTTCATATAAAGCTATCTCCTGTGGAAGTTCTGGCTTATTAGATGTTACAACTGTTATTGGATTTTCGAAGCAGATATAATGTATATCTTCCTCTGTCTCGTTTATTGTTAATTCAAAAATTGTGGAATAATCAATTCTTGTCCAATTTGAATTTTCAAATGTCTTGTCTTTATTTATATCCAAAAAAGGAATGAATTGATCTTTTGTCAATCGAGTAACACTCATTAGGCATTTCACCTCCTCTGTCTTTTTATAATACAACATTACAAATAAAATTACAAATCAAATTATTTTCCTTTTCGCTTCCATACTCGTTCCATTGCATATCTTGTCATATCTATCGAATGGTTATTAGCATCCGGGTACACCGAAGTAGGATTGCCCTCTTTATCCAATTCATACTCGTACTTCTTAAATTCTTTAGCAGTTTCCGGGCATCGTACTGGGTCTATAACAATCTTTATAAGAGATTGTAACCATTTCATTCCATATCTTACACTATCTGGACCTTTGTCTGCACCTCTTGCATTGATGCCATAACTTCTATAATCTGCTATGGACTTATTCTCAGCACTATCACAAGTTACTACATCATATCTTCCAAGATTGAATTTATCTTTGAGGATTTTTCCTGTTTCACTATTCCGCATTTTGTTTGTCCGGAACTCTTCAAAAATATACAATATCATCCTTGCAGAATCATAATGCATACAACCGTAATGAAATGGATCTGGAAACCATCCCCAGTCCACTCCTCTATATAATCTATCAAACCTTGATATTTCTTCATCTGTTATTTGTCTAATTTCAAGATTATCAAATACTTCTGTACCATTTCCTATAGGAATGCCTAAATATTCATATTCATATGCTTTTGGGTTTACCATTTTAAGCCATTCAGCATCATCTATAAACTGTTGTCCTAACCATTCTTTCGGTGATGTTAGATAAGTTGTTTGAGATACAAGTGTATCTTTTCTCAATTTCTCTTTCTCTATATAATCATTCGCCCAGTTCTGTCTTGATTTAGGTGGGTTCATTGATTTGAACACAACAAAGTCATTTCCACCACGAATGACAGATTGTTGTACTTTACGTATCTCTTCTTCTCCAGAAAATTCATCAAACTCCTCAAACCATAAGTAACCTATATATCCAAATGGTACTTTGATTGACTTTGATTTAGCTGCTTTATCCAATCCTTTGAATATAATCTTCTGCCCAGTGGGAAGATATTCTGCTCTCATTGGGGATTTAGTCAATTTCCATAAACGAGAAACGCCTAATATATCTATAGCCCATTCTATTTGTGCAAATACTGATGTTTCAAGTGTATCTCCTACTTTTCTATAAACTACTGCGTGTTTATTCTTATTTTCCTTCTTCATCATGTTATAGATTATTTCTACAGACACACACGAAGATTTCAATGAACCACGTCCACCAGTCAAGTCATAATAAGTATGCTTTCCGGCTTGTATATCCTTATGAACACTATAGAATGCTTTTCCAATACATTTTGAAAGTGGTCTACCCTTAATTGCTTTCTTCATCTAAATCATCCTCAATCTCAGCATCATCCGGAATATCGTCTATAATATTAACTGCACATTCTACATTGATATTCTTTGCTCTTACATCTAACCTCTTAGCCAACTCACTCGCTGCTTTTGTTCTTTCACTTAATGCTGCTTCTAAATCAAAGTGGTCTTTCTTCTCCCCACGCATTACAGAAGTAAGATATTCCATTACTTCTTGAATATCAGCAATCTTGGCATCATCCAATCTTTCCCTTATTGCTTCGATGTAATTCTGTATTCTTACATCTTTTAACAAGCGTGAACCTTGTGCATATGCTCCTTTAGGCATATATCCTGCACTAATAGATGATTGTGTCACATTGTTAGTTTTCATATATTCTTGTACGAATAAAATTTGTCTTGGGTTAAGATGTTTCTTACATTCCTTTT